GGACAACACCCCACATAAATTTGACTCTATTGTCATCTTTAAACTCTTCATATTCTGGGGTGTTTGTATTACCTCGATCACCACCATTTGCAAAAATAATGTTATCGTAAACCTCTAATGCCATCTTAATTGCATCATTAGCAGTATCATCTTTATCATTAAATTCTATACAAGCATCCACCATTCTTAACTCTGAAATAATAGAAATTCTTTCAGGTGCAGTCATAAAGTATTTCCCTTTCTTTCTAATTAACCAGTCATTTGAATTAACTGCAACACATAAACTGTCACCTAATTCTTTTGCTGCATTGAAATATGCAATGTGACCTGAATGTAATGGATCGAATCCACCAGTTACTAATGCTAATGTAATCATTTTGTTATTGTAGAAATAGCGGGTTGACCTTTATCGAAAACAGTATCAACAACTGCCTCAACTTTTCTTGCTGTTGATATACCTACTTTATCATAAACTGGTACACAAAGTAAACCATAAGTTTTAGATTCATTACCTTTTCTTATTACTCTACCTATTGTCTGACTAATAGTAATGTAATCCATATTTCTTAAGAACAATGCTGCTTCAAGTCCTTTAACATTAATACCTTCAGACAATATGCTATGATGAATAACAACAAATCGCTTTGAATCGTCCTGACCCCAACTGTTTAGGGTATTAAAGAAACTTTCACGATCAACTTTCTTACCATCAATAACTGCACCAGTTTTTGATGTGATATACATCCACGAATATCCACGACTCTTGAGTTCAAAACAAAAGTCAGATTGTGATACTAAATTAACAATCTGTTTGGTAGATCTGGCACAAATAAGTATCTTATCAACACCAATCTCATCCATAGTTGATACTACATGGTCACAATCATGCTCATGCTTGAATCTACTATCATCAACAACATCTATCTTTTTGATCTTAACTTTAGGTGGTAAAATAACACCTTCATCCACTAATTTAGGTGCTGGTACATTCACCAATACCCTACCAAATATATCTTGATCATTCATTCCTATCTTAAATGGTGTCTTGGAATGTTTAGGTGTAGCAGTAAAGAAATAGCAACGATTAGCATACATTGAATGATACTCAACTGCTTCAACAAAGTTCTTCTGAACTCCATTATGTGCTTCATCAAAATATATTGTATCTACAAATACATCAGATTCCATTAACTTATGAAGTGAATGATATGTTGTAAATATAATCTTATTACCAACATTATCACCTACCCATTGTTTAATCAAATCAATTTTAGTTGTGCTTGTATGATGTGTCTCTCCTGAATGTACATGAAGAACATGAACATTATCAATTAATTCTAAAAAATCTGCACATAATTGCTGTGCTAATAGTATGCGAGGTGCAACAACTACAATAGTTTTTGATACACTATTGAATTGAAATTGATACTTTGCATCCTCAATCATACATATTGTTTTACCACCACCAGTAGGCACAATAACTTGACCTTTACTATTGTCTTGTAAAGTGTTAAGTATTGCGAGTTGATGATTTCTCAATTTAAACATAATATACCATAATAAATGATTAGACCCCTTACAGGAGCATACAGGTACAATATAGGGACAATTTAAACGTCCCCCCTATATTATAACATAGCACTGTAAATAGGTTTATTGAGTCTATTAGATGCAACTTGGTAGTAATCGCAATCCTTTTCAATACCAATAAACTTTCTATTAGTATTCATACATGCTTCACCAGTTGTACCCGATCCCATACATGGATCAAGAATAGTATCACCTTCATTTGAATATGTTCTAATCAAGTATTCAAATAGTGCGATAGGTTTCTGTGTTGGATGTAACTTACCCTCATCTTCTGCGGTCTTAAAGTATAACACACTACGAGGGTATCTCTTTCCTTCAGTATCTTTTACATGCACCGATTTAGTTTGTTTACCATATTGCTCTGCATCTCTTAATGCTTTACCTTTATCATAAGGTTTACCAGTTGTAAATTGAGGATTATATGTTGGTTGTTTCTTATAAAATACCACTATATCTTCATGTGCTCTCATAGGTTGTTTCTTTGCATTAAGATAACCCGTAGCTTTTGACTTCTCCCATATTAAACAATACTTGAAATCTGTATAGTTAGTTGATATTAATTCACTGGTAAATGGTTGTGCAGCAGTTGATACAATAGCAGCATTTGGTTTACAAATAGTATTAACATACTCCCAGAATCTATCATAATCAATAACTCTATCCCATTGATTACGTTTCTTATTTAATGTTCCATAAGGTAAATCTGTCAACAATAGATCAATACTTTGTGGTTCAATGTTAGATAACACATTGAACATATCATCATTATATAATATCATCCACGTAACCATTGTATAAAACTATTATACACTTCATCATCAATATTGAAAAGATCTCTATACTCTGCTTTATAAATTGCACGAGTAGATGATCTCTTTCTTTGAGGATTAACAAAGAATATTGTTAGTTCTTTACCAGTTTCATGCTTAAAATATTCTTTATAATATTCAAGAGCATCATCAGCACAAGCATTTTGACCTGCAAAGATACAATATTCTGCATCATCAGGTACATCAGGAGATTGATTTAATTTGATGAAATCTGTTACTGCACGTTCTAGATAACATCTATCTAAATATGTTTTTGATTCTACAAGTTTAGTTAATTTACCATCATTATATACGTGCCAATCAACCTGTAATGTTCTTAAACTCTTTCCATTTATCTCTTTTGTACGGAAATAATCATTCTTTTTAGGATCTAAATTAGAAAAAATACAAGTTCTCTTGATTAGATTCTCATACACGAGACCTGAAGCATTTCTAGCAGCACCACCACCTCTAGAGTGAATCTCTGGAAGTGCATCAACTTCTTTATTGTATTGTTCAATAATAGAATTCACAGAATTTCTCATTAATATATTAATGGGACATTTTAAACGTCCCCCCTTTATTATATCATAAAATTACTTGGATGTAACCTTAAACTTTAATTCTTTCTCTGATTTCTTACCTAGATTCTTTAATCTTATATCTCTCAATGTTCTTTCACCCTTCTTATATAATGCTTTACGTTCTTTTGTACTTAATCCAGATGCCTTTCTTGCTTTATAGTTAGGATCTACAGTTTTCTTTGCTTTTGTTCTCAATAATTCATCTGCTGATTTAGTTTTAGCACCAGATTTTGCTGCTCTTCTTTCTTGTGCTGCCTTCCTTTGTTGCTCTCTTGGTGATAAACCAGCAGAACCCCTTTCTTTTGTTGGTTGTTGCTCACGTTGAGATCTTGGTTTCTGTGTACCAATATCTTTTCTATCTTTATAAGTTTTAGCAGGTGCAGTTTTACCTCCACCTATTGCTTTCACCCTTTTCTTTTCTGGTTCAGTTTTCTTACGTTTAGCACCTACTCTTCCACCCTCACCTTGTTTGGTGATTTGGGATCTTCCCATTACATCTTTATCATATACTTCAGTAATGAACTGATGAAAAGTTTTCATTTTTATATTACTTTCTAGTTATTTATCCTGTACAGTTGTTTTACCAGCAGTAGATGGACCTTTCCATACTAATCCGTTATCATAAAAATATCTTACTCTTTCTGTTCGTAATTGAGTTAACCTATCATATTCTCTCTTTTGTTCAGCAGTCCAAGAAAATGATTGTTTTCTCCATGCCTTTCTCAATTCACGAAGTTCGTAGATAATTTCAGATGGTTTCATTGTTAATTAGATTGTTATAAAATAATAACACTTTATGTGTCCCCCCTTGTTAATTAATAATCAAGGGGTCTACCGTCTTGTGATTTGTACATATTTACAGAGTCACTTTCACCTCTACGATTCTTGACATATTCTAATTCATTCCAGCATGAATCATTACACAATAATAATGTATGAACCATTTTGTGTCTCATTGGTTTCCCACTTGTATAAACACATTCTTTCTTTGGTCTGACACCAGTTTCAATAGTAATATACCTTGATAATGATTTCCAACCATCTTTCAATCTTTTCTCATTGTCTACTGGATCTCCTTTAAAGTAAACCCATCCCTCTTCAATGTCTCCATTTGGTCGATTCCAAATGACGTAATCATCTACTTGGGGTTCATACATTACTCCACATCACCTGTAATGGTGTAGTCAAATTTCTTTTTAGGTTTTTCTTCATTAAGATCTCTATCATCTTTAACTGCCTTTAAACGATCAGGGGCAATTCCTCTATTCAAATGATGTTGTATTCTTGCATCGCATTGTTCTTTGGTTATTTGGACATCATCCCCTTCACCATCACCATATATTGGAAACCAACCATTAGTTGATAATTCTAAAATAGTGTAAAGTTGTTCTTTTGCCATAGTTTTATATTCACTAATAGTATGTATTATAAAGAAAAAAACCGAGTTTGTCAAACAAACTCGGCAAGATAATAGTCAACTGTGACTTCTAATTTTGCTGCTTCCTTTTCACAATTAGCGATGAATTCCTCAATCGCTTCATCAGTTTTATTGATAAAATGTTTTTCAGTCATACTTCCTCTCCTGATTTGTTGAACTCTTTATCAAGAATAGGCACATATAATACACCACTCTCTGTTAGTTTGTCTCTAATAGATTGAAACCATCTATTATTAGCATTGTGCTGGTCTGGTGTTAAGTTAGTGAAGTAAGATTGTGACCATTGTGAATAAGTTGCCATTGAAAAAATAATAAAATAGCTAGCGGATGTTAGTTCTTTCTTCGGTTGCGATCCGAGAGGCACATCCATCTCCTCGTTGTTGTGTGTGGGACTTACACTCATTGATATCCCATCCCCTTTCGGGTTTAAGTATGGACTCTCACCATACCCAATGGATGCCCAAATTAGTGGGAGAAACATTGAGGGGTAAGTCATTTTAATTCATCGTCATGTCTCTGCTTCTTGTTTGAGAGAACGGGGCACTGATCTGGGTTTCACCCATGCTGCCCAAATTTACCCTATGGGAATCGCTTACACCTGAACCCCCAAACTTAATCGGGGCATAGGAACCGTATATCTCTCAAAACTGTCAGAGTAGATGAACCCTCAACTGTTTCTCACTACTGGAACACTTTATGCGTCCCCCCTTTGATTAACCTCCCTCAATTTCACATCCAATGCGACTACCAAGAACTGCACCCAATGGAATCGCCCACCAGCGTCCATCTCCTCTTGATATAGCAGCACCTAAACCGCCACCTACTAATCCACCAGCAATCTTACCATCAGTACAATCATTATTATCATACTCTATAGTAGTCTTGCGTGTGTATCCACCATTTCTTAATGAATCATCCGCAGATCTACATGGAACCTCAACTGTTTCATGGAAAGATTGAACATAACCAGGATTATCTGCATTTCCTGGTATATAATCTTCTCTATATTCTGTCTTAAAACAATTACGACTTGTAGAATATCCTTGTTGATATTCACTAGCAAAAGTAGAAACAGGTGTCAATGCTATCAACGAAGCAAGTAAAATTTTCATTTGTTTTTTGCATATAATCCTATTATACCAGAAAGATATTCATTCACGCAATACTTTGTGACAGTTCTCGCAGTGGAACCATCTTTGTAAATACTCCCTGCATATTATATGTTAACTGATAATTCTCTGTTGTCACATAATGTCCTACAATATCATTACCATCACAGTGCCAACCGTATGCTTTCACTCTTTCTTCCATACCATCTATTCTCATCTTTTTACTTCCGTCTAGGTAAGAATGGTATCGTTCGTCTAAATTAATCATAGTTTTTGGTGGTATTGTGTTGATATTATAACATATTATCTATGAGAATCGTGTTTTCTTAACTATATTTTTAGATTTGGAGTATATTCATAACCATATTTCTCAAGATACTCTTCAAATAACTCATCAGGCACTCTACCCTCCCAATAATCTTTCTCTGAATATTCCTCATTCATTGTTTTTACATTCCTTTTCTTCCTCTTTGATTTGTTTCCTCATCATCTTGGCATAATATACTTCCTTTTCACTATACCAATCAGGATGTTTCTTTGCTCTTTTTATTATAAGTTTTGCTGCTTTTTTGTCCTTCATTAACCATAATGCGTAGAAATGCTCATTTGGTATTTATAATACAAAACCCCTGTTTGTTGCAGGGGTTTTTTAAATGTTTAATTGATTTTGAACTATTCAGTTTTACTGTAAAACCTCCCTACAAATACGTTTACATACTGCTTGATCTTCATCACATTCTATTAGACACTCGTAGTATTCTGTGAGTAAGGTGTCTTGTTCATCCTCGTATGAACCTGCTAGTTGATTATATGATACTAGGTTGTGCATAATTGTCTCCATTTTAATAAGTTGAACACCATGACCAATAAAGGTTTTGGTTACATCTTGTTCCCCAATTCTATTATTATTTATATAATAAATGTCTGGATTTGCTAATATTTTAACAAAAATTTATGCCTAGTGCTTCTTTCTCATTGGTACTTGAATTGTCCATGAGGGTGTTACTAAATCAACTATCTTAAACTGTTGTCTATTCTTCTCATATGTTTTAGCAGGTTCATCACCAGCAGTCTCACCATAATGAGTTTCTTTCATACCCAAGTAATCCAGTACAGCATCATCAACCATACTGTAAAGAGTATCCCAAGTTAAAGTATCTCTTAATCCAGTTGCGATACGATCAATATCACCACCATCTAGATACTCACCCTTACATACCTTTTCTGAATAATCATCGTATTGAGAAATAAGTTTTGCTCTAATCTCTACCAACTCATTAAGATTGATAGTGATTTTTACATCATCATAAATTGCCATAATTAATACTCTCTCTTGTCTGCATAATAATCACCCAATGCTCCACTCATTAGAGTTTCGCTAATCTCACCGTGTGGTGTACTAATTGTTGGTTCTACATGATTGTTCTTTTTACCAAAAGCTAATGGTTCTGCATGAGGATTAGGCATCTCTCTTACCATTTCAATCACTTGATCTCTTATCTCCATTAATTCATGGTAACATTTTTGATTATGGGCACATCCTCTCAATCTGTCATCAGGTTTATGTAAAGACTCCAACATAAGAGTTTTCCCACGATCCCATTTTTCTTGTTTAGTTTCACTCATTTAATAACCTCCCAGTCATCATCTCCACCTTCAAACATTTCAAAATCATAACGATTAGAAATTGAAGAAAGAATTACTTTTCCATTCTTTCTATTTACCACTCTACAGGAATGTAATCTGTCCATACTATTGTTAAATAAATCTTGTGCATTACCAGATCTGGGTTTAACACAAAGAAATTCAGTTTTGATTGCAGTAGTCATTGTATAAAAAAGTGAGTTGGTTGTCAAACGTAGGCATCAAGTAGGGATTGAGTATATTCCCTAACAAGAATCTTCTCCATCTTAAGTGCTTCTACTTCCCAAGGTTGATCATGGTAAAGAGTTTCAGAGTGGTCTATGCCTTTCCAATACCTCTTATTATACTTGTCCTTGAGTTGACCTGTAACGTGCTGATAAACATGCCACAACTCATGTAAAAGAGTTTCTGTATAGAGTGCTGGACTTATACGGTTGTGAATCTCTATCTCAAATTCACGAGGTCTGTGATCAGGTGGAACTACCCATGCCCAACCAAATACGGATTCACGAAGTAATCCTTTGTGGTCAACATTTATAGAAACCTTATGGTTGGGAAGATACTTATCCACGAACCAACTTACAATGCTATTACACCTTCTTTTACTATAATTGTATCCAGAATGAGTAAGATAGAGCATTAGAAGAACCTCAATTCAAGTGTGGTGATAGTTGCAAAGGCAACTCGAACACCCCAGTGCATTGCCCAAATGAATGAAGCAATAAAGAGTAATTTCTCCTTGCTTGTCATCTCTTTACTC